AAGGCAATCGCCAAGGTGGATTTTGTTTTCTTCTAGCATTTAGTGACTCCTCATTGCTTTGATATGCGATTGTACAAGATCGATCTTCTTTTTGACCGTCAGAGAAGTTGAGGGAATTGGCTTATCTGGCAGTATCTCACTATCACGCCAAAGCCAATTAATAACATCGTATCTGAGCGCGTCTAGTGGATCTTCCTTCCCGTCTTTCTTTGGCATCTCTTTGCCATCCCAAGCATATGATAAGATTGCCTTTCGGAAGGAATTGCCTTGAGCTGATCCACCTTTATCCCAAACTTCTTTGGTGCATAGAATTCTTCTTTGGTGGATAAGCCGTTTAACTCTTTGAACGCCGTTTAAGATGTCCGTTCGTATTGGATCAGTTGACCACCTAAAAGGCATACCAATCCCACCTTGTGCCGGCGGTTTAGCCAGCTCATGGAAGGCAGATAGAGCAGTGCGATCTGATCTAGCTGAGCCAGCCTTATCACCTGATGCACCATCAAGCATGATGCGATTGGGGTAGTGTTTGGCTAGCTCTCGAGGCGCAGCAATCTTTAAGATCTCTTTGGCAAGATCTGACAAAGTGATTTCTTGAGGATTGATTTCAGCGCAGATGACTTCAGCATTTAGAGATGGATCATGTGCCAAGATCAAGACTGAAGGTTTTCTAAAGCCAAAATCAACCACAATTCTTGCACTCATAGAGGGCTGATACTGCCAATCGTCTATGATATGGCTTAGCGTCCACTCGCTGAAAACAACTCCCTGCGGTGGTTTTGGCTGATTTTCCACCATTGCCAGCCGTTCAGCTTCTGGCAGGTTCTTGACCGCTTCAAACCATGCTTCAGATAGATTGTTTTTGTTGACATGACTTGAATAGAAGATTGGTGAGCATCCGGCCTTCTCTGCAAAATCTACCCACCAAGCCCCCCAAACTGGCAGGCCAACCATAACTAATTTAGGAGATGGACCAGATCGGAGACGGCCTAAAGTCTTTTGTGCCACCTCTTCAGATAGAGTCTGGCATTCATCAATCAATGCAAGGCCTGAAGTGATGTTGAGACCTTCAAGCGGATTATGTGTAGCGTCTCTTGTACCTGGTCTGAAATATGATCTACACCAAACGACATGACCATTTGGCGCCGTCCATTTACCTTCTTGCTGGTGGTATATCCAACCATAAGGCACAAGCCATTTCTCAATTTCTGGACCTAAGACCGATCGATATCGTGGCGCTGTGTCGGTGATCAAAAGAGATGATTTGTTTGGATGGATGCTTGACCATGTCCACAAGGCAAACACAAGCGCCGAAGTCTTGCCACTACCCCAGCCAGCTCTAACGGCAATAAATGGGTCATGAGAATAGATCAGCTTGTCGATCAGATCGATCTGCAAGGGATTAAGCTTAAGCTCAATATCAGTCTTCTTCATCTTCGATTTCTTCTGGCAATTCGTGTTTCACTTGCACCACTTGAGCATGCTTCTCTTTTTGCACCTGCTGGATCACATTGATGATTACTTTGCTATCGTCTGATTTGGTATTCATATCGATTGTTGCCTTCTCTCCAAACTCAGCCGGAAACTTGCGAGCGAGTAGCCATTGACTTGCACGCACATCACTCTCAGAATGCCTTTGGATATTCTGAAGGTGCTTGAGCTTGAGAGAGATTTCAGCTCGCTTGATATCTGCCACCAATTCGGCATCTGCCTTCATCCAGCTGTGCCAAGTGGGGTAAGGAATACCAACGATAGATAAGGCGTCAGTTTGAGAGAGGCCTTGAGATATAAGCTCAAGCACTTGCTCGGTTGATACAAGCCTTTTCTTTTTTGCGATTTCAGCCTTGTCTTCTTCTGGCTTTTTTGTTAGTGCATTGCTATTTTTGCCGGCCTTAGAATCAACTGTATCAATTTTTATAGCTGCTTTAGTCTTTGCCATGATCCAGCTCCCTGATGATTTTAGTAGTGATCTTCTCAATAGCATCATCATCATCAATAGACAAAACTTGATCAATCTCAGACTTGTTGAGACCGTCAAGCATAAGCTTTTCAGCCAGCTTTGAAACTTTGATAGAGTGCCTATCACTGAAAGCGTCAAGAAGGCTGATCAATTTTGTTGACACATAGAGATTGAGGATTGATTTTCTATCTTTGATTTTCATAGAAAGATAATCTCACTTGCAAGGAGTTTGACATAAGTTTTTCCCTCATGTTGGTTGATCTGGATCTTGCCGATAACGGTGATCTTATCCCCCTTCTTGAGTTGAGTTGAGACGAGATTGGCAAGTTGTCCCCAGACTTCGCAATTAAACCAAGTAACTTGATCTTGATCTTTGTATCTCTCTGAATAGGCAACGGAGAAGGTGGCAAGATCTTTTTCACCGATCTTCTTCATTTGTGGATCACTGCCAGCGCGGCCAATTAAGTGCATTCTATTGAGCATTTTTTAAGACTCTCTTTGTGCGATGGAGATTATCCACCGCTGAAATGTAAAGTGTTTTGTAAAATTTATTTGCCAGCTTGATCAATTCTTTTTCTGGATCTTGAGCAGCTAAAACTTGTTTGCAATAACTGCGATTGCGAACGACCTTTAAAGAGATAGTCACCATTTTTTCAACAAGGTATCTCATTGAGATGGTTTTATTGTCTAGCATCAGATCAAAATACTCGTTTGTATATTCATAGTCATCGATACATACATCAAGCACGATATTTGATGTTGCTGAGCCGATGATAAAGCCAGTGTCTGAGCTCTGATAGGTGAAAGCTCCGGCGTTCTTGACTAAACAAATCGTCTTGAAAAAATTATGCAAAGAGACGGAATCGCCTTTGAAAGCGTCCATTGAAACATGCAATTTATAAACTGAAAATTCTCTCATTTTCTGGCCTTTAGTTGATCGTAAATTTCTTTGATCTGCTTGATGTTTTCATCATTTTTTTCTTTGGATAGATCTTTGATCTTAGCCTCAATCTCTTGCTCACTGGCAAATTGCCTTTCAAGATCCTCACCATGCTTTTTGATCATGTCTGAGAAGATGTCGCTGATGCAGATCTTCAAGGCGGTTGCGACATCTGGCGCCTCGATCTTAAACATGGCGTCTACAACTCCCTCAAGGCTGATGAGACGGTTGATTAAAGAAGTATTCAACATAATTTTCTCCTGTTGTGTGTGTTATATAAACACATGAAACGCAATTATTATATAATAATATATAATATTTTTTTAAGGAGAAGATGATGAAAATAGAAGTGAACGGCGGATTTGTTGAATTGATTGACCACATGGGGGATGATCTGGCAATTGTCAATGCTGCTCGCGTCTCTTATGCTGGAGAAAGTAAAGAATGGACCGGCAAAGATGAGAAACTTTTGCGATACCTTTGGGATCATAATCACTCATCCCCCTTTAGACATGGCAATCTCAAATTCAGAATTAAAGCGCCAATCTTTGTGCTTAGGCAGTGGATGAAACACCAAGTTGGCTGTGCGTGGAATGAGCAAAGTGCAAGATACACCGAGATCAAAGAGAGCTTTTTTTATCCTGAGCATTTCAGACTGCAAGACACTAAAAACAAACAATCTTCATTTGGTCACCTAGATGATGATCAAGATATGGATGCATTGGCTTTGCTTAGTGAGGCCTATACGATCGCTTATTGCAATTATCAAAAGTTGCTTGAGTTGGGAGTATGTAGGGAGCAGGCTAGGATTGTTCTTCCAGTTGGCACTTATAGCGAATGTATCTGGTCTGCTAGTACTCAGGCGATCATGCACTTTCTAAAACTAAGACTTGATCATCATTCACAATTTGAAATGCAGGAATTTGCAAAAGCTGTATATACTATTGCATCAACGATTTTCCCCAAGACGATGGAGCTTATTGATGCAGTGCCTAAGATGCCAGAATGAAATCAAGTCAACACTAGCCGGATCAAGTATTGAATATCACTACTGCAAAAAATGCAGAGCAATCCTTGATCAAGATGCAATTGTATTATCTTTTGATGATGTGAATTATTGCTATGAGTGGGATGATATCACCAAGAGCGAGGATGAAGATGAGTAGCTATTTTGAAATTTGCTGGCATGTCATGGGATTGATCTTTAATCCTAGCCAGTCTCATCAAAGTGTGAGCTGGGAGAAGATGATGTCTGCATCAATCCCCGCTAGGATGAAACAATGCGAGATGGTGGCCAAGGCTGCCGATAAGTTTGAGATTGATCCATATTTGATGATTGCTTTAGCTTACCATGAAAGCCGGTTTGAGACTGGCTTGACTTCCTCAGCTGGTGCAAAGGGTGTGATGCAGGTCAAGCGTCAGTTTGTCGACTGTGCCGGATGTAGTGAAATTGAATACGGCGTCAAGGCGTACTCGATTTGGCTTGCTCAAAGCAAAGGCGATACTTGTCTTGCTTTAGGCAGATATACAGTAGGCAATAAAGGCAAGTGCGGGAAGAGATCTAAAGCAATCGTCAAACTTGCTTCCGAGTTGACTTGTCTTGCATCAAAGGATGATGATTGCTATGACTGCTAAAGATAAAGCTTTTTTAGATATGGCGGGGATCATGTCTAGTCTCTCTCCATGTAGCAGAGCCAAGGTAGGTGCGATTATCGTTCGGGGGGATGTGCCAGTAGTGTCTTCTTTCAATGGAATTGCTAGAAAGCAGGCCGGCCTTTGTGGTGGTGATTGTTGCCTTAGAGATGCAAATAAAATACCAAGTGGCTCAGATACGCAAATTGGTTGCCACCATGCCGAATTTAATGCAATTGCCAACGCTTCCAGATGTGGGATAGCCACTGAAGGCTGCTCAATTTATGTGACTGCTCCACCTTGTTTAATGTGTGCCAAGCTGATCCATCATGCTGGTATCAAGTCAGTGGTCTATGAAAATAAGAGTGACAGATGGATCTCAACCGGCGAAGAATATTTAAGGGGCAATGGGATTGAGATCATTAAGATTTAGCCTTGATTATTCTTCTTCAAGATCAAATGGTTTAAACATTTTTTGATCATCAGACATAGACACATAAACGCCAATAATATCTGATTTGCTCAATCTAAAGGCATCTGTAAAAACTGGAGTGTCTATCTGATCATAGTCTTTAGAAAGCACTTCTATCAGATCTCCAGCCTTTAATTCTTCCTCATCTTTGGCAATCCCAACAACTTGAAATAAAATTGAATGCTCTCTAGTATCTTCCCATTTTGCTATAACATATCCATTCATTGGCCTAAGATAATTCGCTGTTTTCATTTTATGATATCCAGATAGATCAGCCTCAATCTTAGCTCAAATTATGAACGAGTTTCTTGCTAAGAAAGAGGCTGAGATTTAGAGCCGGCTCGGTTTTAGTTTAGCGTATTTTGTGATTTCCATTTAACCAAATGAGCCGGCGATTTTAAGTTGCCAGCGTTCGCAATTCAACGCACTAAAAGCTAGATCCCTAAAAGGAATCCACTAAAAGGGTTCGCTTAATAGCTGGCAATGATTAAACAAATAACCAGCTATTTTACTTTCAAGTTGCTTGATTTTGCCAATCAAATAATGAAAATTCAAATTGAAATGTTTGTTTTTTCGGCCTGCCTTGTTTGATTGATTGTACTGGTTGCACTGGCTGAGGTGGTTGCACTGGCTTGTGTTGTTCAATGGATTGATTTTCTAAAAGTTGTTTGGCTCTTAATGTGTGACCTTGTCCAGATATCCATCCATTCTGCAATGCGGAAATTAAATCTGAGATTGAGTTTGATTTCCGCCTCCCACATTTTTTCAAAAACATTTTTTTTGTTTTTATTCTTCCATTTTCAATTTTATGCAAGAAGAAATGAATTGCTTTAGGAATATATCCATCTAGCAAATATTTAAGTATTTCTGATGGTTTTATTTTAACAATATTCTCATTTTTGATTAAATAAATTGAATCATCTTTAGGTTTACCAATGCGTTTATTTTTGTTTGGGAGAAGTTTATGATTTTTTCCTCCAGTCTGAATATTATACATACATTGAAGATCAGAGAATTGTTTTAGTGTTTCTTCATCTGCTAAACGATTTTCAAGACCAAAGCCTTCTTTGGAAGATTTACAGAATTTGATAACAAATTTCAAGAAATTAGATTTGCCTTCTGTTTTAATTGCCTTCCTAATGTTGCTTCCACCTCCATAATAGAATTTTAGATTCACTTTTAATTGTGCCTCAACTGAATGTGATTTAAACTTTCTCTTGCAATTCATTTCAGCTACTGTCTGTTTGCCAATATAGAAAAAGCCATTGGTTTTATTCACAGTCAGATAAACATAATGATAGTTGCCATCATCTCCCAAGACTGGAGTGATATTATCATCAAGATTGTTGATAATGCTTTCAACAAAGATTTGAGCTTCATCATGGATAAAATTGATATCGCCTGATGAGTAAGTGGGATTGAGTTTCATGCTTTGCCCTTTTGAGTGAGTAAAATTGTTGTATTTGAAAAACATGCTTTAAATCGATTTAAATCACTCTTTGGCTGTGAAGGTATAGGCAAGTGATTTAAATCGTTTCTAGATGCTAAAATCAAGCATCCTTTGAAAGAGTTTGCTAGCTCAATAAACTGATCGATTGTCAATTCAAATAATGGATTGAGTCTTGACGCCATAAAATCATCAATGCAGATGATATCAAACTTTGATAGTAAATCACCAACTGAGGGGATTGGCTTATTTTCTGCCTTAGCCTTGTCGTATTCCGATTTCCTCCACCGGTCCAGCTGGTCAAGAGTGCCATAAAAAAACCTTCCTACTTCATGAAGACGGCCGGCAAATCGTCTTTCTTCTGCAATACGCTTTAAAAGACCAGTCATGAGGTGAGTCTTGCCTGTGCCACTTGCTCCAGTGATGAAGACTTTTAGGTTCTGATCTTTAGTCATGGAAGTCAAACCATTGATTTGATCTTGAGTCAGCCGGCTTGAATTGAAGTTGTCTAAGTGCATGTTTCTATGTTGATCAGTGAAATGACTTGTTGCCAGCAGCTTAGATATAACATTGATCCTAGACTTCTCTTTGTTGATCTGGGTAGCGTCTAGTAGTGAGTAACATGTACCGTCATTGCGATTTGACCAATCAGCAGGAGCATCTTGAAAATCAGCAATTAAACGGCCGTCTTTGATTTTCATTTTGTTTTCAATCATCGACCACGCTCCGGCCTTTTCTTTTACGAAGTTTTCTTTAGTTTCATAATTAGTTTCATTAGTTTCATATATATATGATTCTACCTTTTTGGGTATGTCGATTGTACCCATTTGGGTAGTTTCGATTATACCCATTTGGGTAGTTTCGATTATACCCATTTGGGTAGTTTGAGTAGTTTCGATTATGCCCATTTGGGTATAATCCGCATTTGTCGCACTTGCAAGCATGTTTTTAAAGTCAATCGTTCTTCTCCAGTATCTTTCCACCACAATTGGCATGATCTTGAATTCTGTTTTGCTTATTCTTTTTCTCTTTTGGATCAATCCAGTTGCACAAAGTTGATCGATTGACTTTGTGATCACACGCTCGGAGATACCCATGGCAGAGGCCAGATCGGAGTAAGTGCATTCAAAGGTCATGTTTTGGCTGGATGTCTCAAACTCGTAAAACTCAATCAATCGATACATCAAAGCAAATCCATAACTGACTGATTGAAGAATGGGACATCTGAGAAAGTTGCCAATGATAAATTGAAAATTGTCAAATCTTGCGTTTTTTAGTTTCATTTTTTTAGCCTTGATAAATATTTGTTGACAAGTAGCTAAATCTAATATACAGAAGTAAAAAATTATTTCAATCAAAAAAACAAACCAGGACAAATATCATGACAAAAAAAATGTCTGTATTGCTTTTAAAGACCGGCAAGACCGCCACAAAGATTGCTGAAGAAACTGGCATCACCAGAATGAGACTTTATCAAATCATGAAAGAAGATGCTCACGCACCGATGAAACTTGCGCTAAAGCTTGAGGCGACAACAAAAATCTCTCATCAATTCTTTCTATATGCAGCGCCAACTTGCTATCAGTTTATCGGAGATATCCTATGACTGAATATCGCAGTTTTCAAAATCCAGAAGATGAATACAAAGAAGTAACTTTTGATTATATCATGAGTCAATCATGGCAAGAGATGAATCGAGATCGCCAGCTTCTTCTTCAAAGCAGAATTAGATTTGTGCTCACTCAACTTCTTTGGCCTTCATCTATCACATCCACTCAGCCAGATGGATCACTTGCGTTTTCTTTAGAACAGCGCAGTGAGGCAGTCAAGATGATGATCTTCAAGATGATACCAGATCCAAGAATTTTGATTGATCATACATGCATCTGCATTTTCAACATTTGCGTTGAGCTAAGGCAATCCCAAAGGCCAGTAAATTTTGAAAATGTCGTTGATGTATATCATCGCACTCATCAAGAGAGAAGAAAGACGCTCAAGGAAAGCATGCTCGCAGAATATATTTGCAGTTGGATTGCTGATAATTTGGATGTCTGCCATGTCTATTATGGAGGACCGGCGATGATCCATGTTGTTGAAGATCATATCAATAAAATCTATGATGACTTCATCAGCTTGAGACTATCCCAGATCTATAGATATAAAGAGATTGCACTGGCTCATGGCTATTCTCTCAAAGAGTGCGATGACATCTTTCTTGACAACGAAAGAAAAGTCAAAGACTTAAAGCCAAAGCCAAATATGGGATTATCTCAACAAGTACAATCGTTGCTTGAGTCTATGAAAGATTTTAAGCAAGGCTTATCCAGTGGATTGAGAAACCTAGATGATATCACAAAGGGATGGAAAGACGGCTGTTTATATGTAGTAGCCGGCAGGCCTGCGATGGGAAAGACCGCCGTTTCTCTTACTTTTGCTTTGGCCTCAATGCAAGCTCAGCCAACCAAGAAGACCTTGTTTTTTTCTCTAGAGATGCCAGATATCCAACTGATAAAGAGACTTGCGAGCAACTGGAGTGGCATCGCTCAATCAGTCTTTGATCAACCATTCGATCGATTGGCCAGCCACACACAAGAGAAGATTGCTGAGACTCTCTTTGAAATCAAATCAATGCCTTTAGAGATTATTGACCGAGCAGCCTTATCAATCGATGAGATGAGATCGATATGTGATATCAAAAAGAGAAGTGAAGATATTGGCCTCATCATCGTTGACTATCTCCAGCTGATGACATCTCCGGCCATGATTAGAGAGCAAGAGATTTCTCAGATCAGCAGAGGATTAAAGGCACTGGCCAAAGAGATTGGATGTCCAGTCATTGCGTTAGCTCAGATCAATAGAGGCGTTGAGCAACGAGCAAATAAAAGACCGCTATTGAGTGACCTTAGAGAGTCTGGAGCAATCGAGCAAGACGCTGATGTGGTGATGATGCTTTATAGAGAATACGCTTATGATGAGCATGCATCTGAGACCGATATGGAGATCATTGTGACAAAAAATCGTCATGGAGAGTGCAAGACGGCACATGTTGAATTTTTAGGAAGTTGTCAAAGAATTTCAGATAGACATCCCTTTTAAAAAATATTTTATCTTTTTTAATAATTTTTGTTGACAATATAAAAATATTATTTTACACTACAAACACAAACAAAGACAAGCAAGTCAAACATGATCAATCCGATCAGAAAGCGAAATGCAAAATGCAAAGCTTAAACCTCTCCCCAGTAGATCAAATCCTCAACGCAACCAGCAGCAAATTCGATGCAGAAGAATACGGCGAAGGCGATGCTCTAGTTATCCCAAAAAACGCAATGGCACATGGTAAAGCATTCTTTAGTTATTTTTCTGCTTTTAAAGTAAGCGATAACGAAATTACTTTGCTCAATGCTGATGGCAGCGACTGGGACCAATATGACATGCCAGAAGATGGCGATGTTGTAGCATACATTGAAAACCTTCTCTCAAAATTTGGCTTCTAAACACTAAACAAAAAACACAAAGAAAGCAGAAAACAAAATGCAAAGCTTAAACCTCTCCCCAGTAGATCAAATCCTCAACGCAACCAGTCGCAAATTCGATGCCGAATTGGATGGCTGTGATGCTTTAGTTATCCCAACAAACGCAATGGCTTATGGCAAA